GTCGACCCCTGTTGCGACCTACTCGAGCTGCTTGTCCGGGTGCGTCGTGTCTGCTACGTCCCAGGCGTTGGTGAGCGCGAGCGTGTCCGGCGGGTTGACTGGCCGCACGACAACCAGGGTGGTCAGCGTCCAGTTGTCGTCGGCGTACCGTCGCAGCTCGTACGGTGCGTACTCCTGATTGTAGTGCGTGAGCGTCACCACGTCGTTTGCCTGCGTGTACTTCAGCTTCTCGATGTCCGCAGCGGCCCAGGGCGCCGCGATCTCATACGGTGCAGCGATCGAGACTGCATCACCGTTCTCGAAGTCATTCGAACCGGTACCCGCCAGTCCCGCACTGCACGTCACCGTGTTGTTCGTGTTCGACGTGATGGTGCCGGTGCTGCCGTCGGTCTCGTTAGTGAGGATCGCGCCGATGAGCGTATCGGTCACCCAGCTCCGCTTCAGGTCGCTAAAGATCGTCGCGTGCGTTCCGCCCTCGTGGACCCCACCGGGATCCACTACGGCCGCGCCGGAACGTATGAACCTGATGTACCCGCCGCCGAACTCGAGCGCGTACGCCTGGTCCTCGCTGAAGATGAACGGGATCAGCCTGGTCGCACCGAACGTCTTCGCAGATCGCACCCACCCGGAGCCCTGCCGGTTCTTAACTGCGCCAGTCACACCAACAATGAAGTTGGTGCAGGTTCGGAGGCCGACGGCTACACGCTCGACATCCAGCCTGCCGTACAACTCGGGGGAGATAACGCCCGCCGCGAACGATGCCTGCTTGAATGGTCTCGGAGGCATGACTCCCCTCTATCGTGGTTTCAATTTGATCGGCCCTGTGTCTACCGGTGGCATTGGTGTCTGTGACGCTAGAGGTTGAGGCTGTGGCTGCGGCTCCGATCGCGGCTCCGATCCCTCGGGCCCGACGAGTGCTTCGGTCCTCGTGTCTCCGAATACTGCGATCGTTTCCTTGATCGTCTTCAGGCGCAGGTAACCTTCCCGAATGCGCCGGATACGCTCCGCCCTGGACGGGACGGGCATTACGTCTTCTTCTTCTTGTCCCTACGTGCCTTCTCTTTCTCGGCATCGCGGGCCAACTGATCCGCCTGGACCTTGCGGTCGGTCCTCGTGGCGCCCTCGGCTCCCGACTCCACCTTCTTCGGAGCGTTCTGCCGTGCGATGGTGGCCGTGCGCGTCTGCGCGAACGTGCCCTTCTTCGCTTCCCTAGTGCCGGACACGATCCTCTCGATCCGAGTCTTCTTCGATGCGATCGCCATAGCCTATTCCCTCGCCCGGATCACACCGGCGTCCGGTAGTTCTCCGGTTTGAATGTTCGATGCGCTCGAGGCTACCGCTGCGTAGCCCCTGAGCCTCGCGAGCTGCTCCATCTTCTGCGACAGATCCATGTTCGACGTGAGCGGCATCGCGATCCTCGCGGCCATCACGATCGCCAGGTAGTCGATGAACGCCTCGGTCCAGATCAGCGTGTCCGTACAGTCGAAGACGTACCGCAGGACAGCAGAATCCATGTCGGTGTAGATCACTCGAGCGCTACCGGCATTCTCGACCCTGAACGGGACCAACTGCTCGATGTTGTCGATCTGCAGCTCGGTGTCGATGTTCAGCGGGCGTAGGCAGTCGGTCGGCCAGGCGTAGGCGTAGGCCCAGGCCGCCGGAGGCTCCTCTGAGCTTTCGTCGAGGGCGACACGCTTGACCGCGAACTCGAACGGGAAGAACTGCAGCGCGTTCCTGCGGGCGCGGTCATAGTGCAGGTTGCAGATCTCGGCTGTGGGGTTCCCCGCGTCGTCGAGCGACTCGATGAAGCTGGTCTGCCCCAGGGCTCCGATGGCCATGTTGCAGATCTCGGCCGGGTTGCTTGTCGCTCCCATCGTCTAATCGACGTTCAGGCCCAGCAGGCGCCGGACGATCGTGGCCTTGTTGCCGTGCGTCGACTTGCCGTCGCGCTTCGCCATCGCGAGAACCGTCGGCTTGTCGTAGTCCATCGCAATATCGAAGGCGTTGTCGCCCTCGGGTGTCGACGGCAGCTTAGTGAGAACCGGCGTGTTGTCCGGCTCCGCCACACGGGCCGATCGCGTTGTCGCGATCTCGTGGAACGTCTCCGGCTCCCGAGAGTCTTCGGCTTTCTTTTCTCGCGCAGCTATCCGGGCATCCGAACGCCTGAAGATGCTGTGCTTCGGGGATGCTCCGATGGGCCCACCGTCGAGTGGCTCGAAGTGGTGCGGGACCTCCCCGGTCATCCCGATGTCGAACTGCGCCTCGTCGCCCTTCTTGAAGTATCGCATCGAGAAGTAGCAGTCGCGCTTTGCGCGGTACCGGTAGTTGGTTCGTTTCATTGTTTCCCTCCAGTGAAAGACAGAGAGGGTGGGTGGCGTTGGCTTGGAACCCCCAAGACGAGCGTTCTGCCGCCCACCCTCTCATGGTCAGTCAGTTACCAGACGTTGCCGCCGATGTTCTGCTGCGGGTCCTTGACCAAGTAGGCCGAGAGGGCACCGCCGCCATCTGCCGTGGTATTCACGGTGTAGTACACGCCGAGATACCGCATGCTCGCCTGCCCGCCGAACGCCCCGATGACGTACGTCGGCGACTTCGCAGCCGTCGCCACCTTCAGGTCGGCGAGCGCCAGGTTGCGCGTGCAGTGTGTGACCGGCGACCCGGTCGTCAGATCGACGTTGTCGTTCGATCGCAACGAGATGTCGAACGAGGCTGTGCTCGCGAAGTCGATGTCGATCACCACGACGAGGAACATCGTGCTGTCGCCAACCACCTGGTCGGCTGTCGAGTGCGGCGAGTTGGCCGCGCCGAGGTCCATGACCTGTTCGGACGGCGCACTGACCGTAACGACCTGGCCGTTAGAGAACTCAAATGCGTAGTCGAGATACATAACCTTCTACTCCTATGGTTGTGTTAAGCCGCGCCTACGCGACCAGGTCTTCGGTGTTGACGATTGCGTCACATTCTTTGACGGGGATGCCCCAGAACCGAAGCATCGGTTCGCTGTTCTCGAGTTGGGTGACGGTCAGGGTGTGACCGCCGGTGATGTAGTTACCCGTTCCGGCGTGGTTCGGCTCCAAGACCTGGATCGCACGCTTCACGAGCGCCTGTTTCACCGTCGGGTTGCAGTAGAACACCAACCGCCCTTGGTTCCTCAACCGCAGCGGAATCGTGTACCACGCCTCGATCATCAGACTGATGAGGTCGACATCCCCCGTGGCCATGCTGGACACGTCGAGGTTGCAGATACGGACGCAGCCTTCCCAGTCGGTCAGATGGATGCCGAGCTTCTGGTTGAACTTCGTGCGCAGCACGCGCATCAGGCCGTTCGAGGTCTCCGACGTTTCCACGCCGAGGTTCTGCACGTCGAGCCCGCCGTTCATGCCCTTCGGGTAGATCCCGGTGAGCGACCGTGGGCCCCACGACAACAGCCACATCGACGTGTTGTCGGTGCTGGCGCCGCCGCCCAGGATCACCTGGGAGCCGTTCTCTGCGGTGGTGAGGTTGAACCTCGGGGAGAGCCCGAGGAACCTCTCGGGATTGACGGCAGTGTTGCCGTAGAACAGGGTCGTCGCGATCTCTTGCGCCATCGCTTCGATGTGCGCAACGTCCTCGGACATGCGGAAGGCCTCTTTGGCGCCGTTCAGCTTGAACAGCTCCTCGTCGACCTCGGCCCATGCCTCGAGGTTGCCGCAGGTGTCGATCACCTGGGCTCGCTTGCTCTTCGACTTCGTCGTCGGGTAGTTGAGCAAGCGCCACGCAGGCGTCGGCAGCCCGGTGCGGATCGTGCCCTGGTGGCCGGTCTGGAGGTTGCCCTCCATCATCGGCATGTCATCCAGGATCGGGTTGACCGTGTGCATCATCTCCGCGACCATCGCGGGCGTGCCGTCAGGATCAATCGCCCGCTGGATGTCCAACAGGGTCGGGTTGAGAGTAAGTCTGGTTGCCATCGCTCAGTTCTCCGGTGGGGGTTCCGGTTGAGTGGTTTATCCCGTCGCCTTCTGTGCTCCGTCGTAGAACGCCCTGGCGGTTGCCTCGGGGTCCGTACGGTCGACTGCGGCAGGCTTCTTGCCTCCCGCACCAAGCCCCACGAGGGTGTCCTCGCTGAACCCGGCGCGGATCGCATGCAGGAAGTTGAACATCGCGGGGTCGCTCGACATGCCCGTCGCCTCGAAGCTCTCCGCCAACCCCTCGGGCGCGAACGCCTTCATGAGCTGGTGGATGCCGTTGGCGTGTGCCTTGTAGTTGGCCCCGTGCTCCTGTTTGATCGCGGCGGCGTTCGCCTTCAATCCTTCCCTGAACGTCTCCTCCTGCTGCACTGCGATGTCGATCTGGAAATCCACGAGCTTCTGTGCGGCCTCCTGCGGCAGCTTCAGCTCCTTGAAAATCGGTATCGCTTGTTCGATCAGCGCGGCGTCGAGTTCGCGTTCCTTATGCGCTTTCAGTTCGTACGTCTCGGGCACTACGGGTGTCTCACCGGCGGAGTCGTCGGCGGCTTTCCCATCACCTTTGTCGTCATCGGATTGAGTGATCACATGCTCTTCAGCATCGTCACCCTTCTCGCCAGCATCAGTACCAGCGACTACGGCCTCTGCGGTTTCCGCTTCGGCAGCTTCCGCTGCGGCGGTCTCTTCAGGTGTCGCCATCTTCAGTGTCCTCCTCGAGTGCCGCTACCTCCGCGGCACGTCGTTTCGAAATCGCATCGTTCATCGTCTCGAGCATGAGCAGCTTCCAACCGTCCGGCGCCATGCGTTCCACCTGGGCCATCACCATGAGTCCGACGTTGCGCTCACCCTCGCGCAGTGCCATCACATGGCTGTCGAGTGCGAACGACGGCGTGTGCAGGTGACACTGATCGAGGATCCACCTAAGAACCCGGCGACCGTCGGCACCGTCGGTGATCAGCCTCCAGTCGGCACGCTCCTGCTGCTCGACGAGCTTCCTGCGGTTGCGGATCTCGGCCTGTAGCTGCTCGTCTCCGAGCGGCCCGAGGCTCTCCTTGGTGTCGCCTGCTGCCATCGCGGTCTACTGGAAGCTGACCTGGGCTGACCAGGTAACCCCCGGTGTCGTCCCGGACGCGATCCAGACTGTCCGCAGCACGTTCGACGGCAGGTTTTGGTAATGAGCCACCGTGCTATAGGTCGCCGCGCCTCCACCCGCTGTCCCTGTGACGATGTTAGTCTTGGCTGTCACGTCGGCGGTGATGTCAGTCGCCGAGGTAAGCAGCCCCGTGATCGTATGGCTGGTGTACGGGACATCGACCCAGACCGTACCGACCTTAGCCTGTAGCCGAACATCCAGTAGATTGTCGCCATTCGCTTCTGCCGTCTTGTTGAAAACAACCCACGCCTCGGCTACGCCCGGACGGATCGAGACCGCGGGATCCTGGCCGCTAGTGCCAGAAGTAATCGCGCTCGCCCTTAGCTCTACGGTGGACCAGCCCGCCTGGGTTACCGGCAGCACCAGCGCAAACGCTGCGAGTACCGCAACCAGGACCAAGTATCTGCTCACTCTCGTCTTCATCTCGTTCTCCTTCGGAGTGGGTTTATTCGATACGTTAATTGACGACGCCCGGGGCGCCGGTTTGTCCAAGCTGTTGGTTGAGTGCGGCGAGGTTGGTCAGGTCGGTGTCACCGGCCGCCTTCGCTGCGGTTGCCGTGTCCTTCAGTGCGGCGGCCTGCATCTGCGCCTGCTCGGCCTGCTGCTGCTGCTCTGCACGTCTCGCCCTGATCTCAGCCGCCTTCTCGTCGCTGTTGATCATGTCGGGATCGACGCCGTTCATGTCGGCGTACTGCTCGATCATCAGGTCGGAGTTGATCTTGTCCGGCATGTCCTTGAAGACCTCGGCGTTGGCCAGGACGAACGACATCGTGCGCTCGACGCCCACGGTAGCCACGAGCTTCTGCGCCTGCGCGAGGATCGATAGGTACTCGATCTTCGTCTGCTGGCCCTCCAGCTCTTTGGGTGGATCGGGAAGCAGGCCTCTGTTGTTGCCGATGTCGAACGTGCGATCGATGAACGGATCGAGCAGCTCGTCATTGATGCGCTCGAGCACCGGGCCGAGCTGCAGCATCTTCTCCTCGTGCCGCTCTTCGACCTCGCGTGCCGTCATCCCGGAGATCGCGGTGTTCGCGAGCATCAGGAACAGGTCGGCGAAGTATGCTCGATTGATCCTGAACTCGTAGCGCTCCATGTCGTTTTGAATCTGCAGCCCCCGAGCGTCAGGGACGAAGGCGGGCTCGAACTTCTGGCCGGTTGCGCTGTCCAGGTAGGTGATCATCCCCGGTAGCAGTCCTGCGACCTCGGATCGGAGGGAACCCGGGCCCTGCATCGGCGGGTTGACCAGCTTGTCCATGAGCTGCGCCTTACGACGCTCGAGGTGCTGCAGACTTTTGATGTCGGGCAGGGCTTCCATCCCCGGGCAGTTGCCGTACGAGTCCTCGCCCTCGACTTCCCAGCGGGGCGCCATGAACGGCTTCGACCTGAACCCACCCTCGCCGAGGATCGACTCCTCGGTGCTCTTCTCTTCGAACCACACCGACCGCCACGGCATCCCGCCGGGCTCGAACAGCGCAGGGTTGGCTTCCTCGTTCGGCTCGATGCAGTTGACGACCTCGAAGATCTCGTCGAGCCGGTTGTTCTTGATCGCGTCTTGGACCGGCTGACTGCCCCGCTCCGGCCACTGCTGCTCGATCTGGCGAGCTGTCAGTTGCACGGTGCGGTAGAGCGTGTCGACGCGCATCTGACTGTCCTGGGACAGCGCGTACGTGCCCGGGGACAGGACGTGGCAGCGGAAGATGTCCTGCTCGTCCTCGAGCACCAGCATGCACGCCGTGCCGAAGTCGCCGAGGTGACGGTAGATCCGCGGGAATGCGTTGTAGACGTTGGTCCTCGCGAACATCTCGAGCAGAATGTCGCGCACGTTGCCCAGGTAATCGCGCACGCCGTGCTCGGTACGTTGCTGCGGATCGAAGGCGCCGAGCCTGAACCACGGCCGCGACGGTGGCGTGTTGCCCGCGTGCATCCCCGACGACAGGATCCGGCTCGCGAACGTGGCCGTCGAGTTCTTGATGAATGAGGTCTGCTTGGTGCCCTTGTTCCGCCTCGATGCGTGGAGGCGTAGGGCTCGAGGGTGGATGTAGTTCGACAGCTCCTGCCAGTGCGAGTCCCAGTTGTTTCCGCTGCGCTCCGACCAGAGCTTCTTCTTGCGCTCCCGGTAGAGCTTGACCTTTGCCTTGTCGGTCATAGCCTTTTCCGCCATGACTTTAGAGCGTTCCGAACGTGCCGCGGCCTGGCGATAGCGACGGTGCCATCAGGCTGGGCAGTGGACGCAGCCCGGCCGGGCCGGTGAGCTGGGTGGATCTCAGGCCACGCCTGCCACGCTGCTGTTCTCGCAGTCGGCGGCGGGCCTCAGTGATCTGAGGATTCGAGGGAGCGATCGGGGGCGGGAGCGGTTCAGCCGCCGGGATTGAAGGCGAGCCCATAAGTAAACCCTCTCGGTTGGTTCACTCGGGACTCTGGTGTCCTATGTCTCACGCCGCAAGTGGGAGCGCTGCGTGGGGGTCGTAGTCGACGTTCCCCGGCTGGTTGGCGTGCGGGTCGTAGTCCTGGTCTTCGGGCCGTAGGGGCTGCCTCACGCCGCTGGGCTTGACCCTGGCTACATGGTAGGCGAACGTCAGCGCCAGAGCGTCGGCCCGATCGGGGCTGTCGAGACCACGGTCCTCGAGGTCGTCCTTGGACTCGAGGAAGAGCGCATCGGCTGCGGTGTAGAAGTATTCCCGGTTCTGGAGCTGCTCGGCGAGCACCTCATCGTCCTGGGGTAGGGTGCCGCCGCCCTTCAGCCAGTCCCGGGTCTTCGCCCACATCTCCGCCACTCGGTTCCGGTACCTGTCGGGGCGGTCGGCCTTGGATCCGAACAGGATGTCGCCTACCGGGTACCCGAGCTGGCGCAGCCGGTCGACCACGCCGGAGCCGTTGCCGCCGCCGTCGACGAAGATCATCGCCGGCGGCATCCCGGTGGAGGCCAGCTCGCGGTACACCTCGACCACCCGGCTGGCAAGCTGCATGTTGTCGAGCCCGCGGTAGACCCTCCAGCGGATCGAGCGTGCGTCCATCCCCCGGCGGATGCAGATCACAGACTCCGCGAGGCCGTGGCGGGCCACATCGACGCCCACGATGACCGGGATGTCGATCTCCTGCTCCTCGATCTCGCGTGCTCGAGCCGACATGATCAGGTCGGTGCCGATGAGCTGCCTCGAGCTGGCCTTCGGGAACTGACCCTTGACGCGGACCCTCACGAAGTCGCTGTCTTCGCCGAAGTCCTCGACCCACTCGTGGTACAGCCGCTTGTTCGTGATCTGGCAGCTCCGGCTGTCCACCTGGAACGTGATCCAGCGGTGCCGCTGCTTGTGGAAGCAGTCGTAGAAGAACCCGCTGTTGCGGGTCGGGTTGCCGAACAGGAGCCTGAACGGCTCGCCGTCGGTGAGGCCACCCTCGGACACCTCGAAGATTGAGTTGTCGATCGCGCTGGCTTCGTCGAATAGGTAGTAGCTCGAGCTGGCCGCGGCGTGCTGCCCGGCGAACGCTTCCGACTCGTGCTTCTTCCAGGTGACCGCGGAGATCCCCCAGTCGCTGTCTCCGATGTGCCTGATCTGCCGCTCGCCGATCGTCCACCAGTGGGCCGCCAGGGACTTCTTGCGCCACTTCTTGATCTGGGCCCAGGTCTTCGTCGCGAGCTGGGTGCCGGTATTCGCCGTGACGATCCCGACCGAGTGCGGCCTGGTGTCCATCAGGAAGCACGCCACCCAGGCCGTCAGCGTGCTCTTCCCGATACCGTGGCCGGAGGCGACGGCCATCTGTACCGGGTCGACGGCCTTGTCCCCTGGCTGGAAGTTGTTCTTCTTGATCTGGTCGCCAAGGTCCTCGAGGTACTTGATCGCCCAGACATCCGGCCCGTGCTTGCAGTTGAATCTGGCCTGGTACTCCGGCGGCAGTTCGACGAGCTGGATCGTGGGGTCGTTTGCCCAATCCCAGGCACCCATGACGTAGCGCAGCGGGTCCTGGTGCACCTCGGCGAGGAACTCGACGAGGTCGTTCTCTATCTCGCCTCTGGACTCAGGTTGCATCGAGACCGAGTTCTTCGTCCGTGCAGCCAATAGACTTCAGCACCCCCACCACCGCTTGGTCTAACATCGCCTCCCTGATCCACACCGCGAGCGCTCTTTCGAACCGCTCGAGCTTCTTGATCTCCCGCACGGTCATCGGCTTTTCTAGCCCGCGATGTGGCCACCAGACATTCAACCGACCCAGGTGTGGCGGCTCGTAGTGTCTCTTTGGCCGCAGCCACCACCGCCTACGTCTTTTTGCCATCACGCCCTCCCCGCTACCCGGCGCCGCGCCTCGAGTAGACGCCGCACCAGATCCTCAACACCTCTGATCTCGTGGACCTCGGTGAACAGCTTGAAGTGCTTGCCGAGCTGCTCGCAGCCCCTGGACTTCGACTCCATGCGTATCTTGATGACCCTGCCCTTGGTCTTGGTCTCTACGATCTCGATGCTGGCGATCGCGGCGGCCAGCTCGTCGGGGATGTCCTTGATCGCACGCATGTTGCCGTGCTCGTCGAACAGCCCCCGGATGTCCGCGAACGCCAGCCGTCCCATCTGTTCCACCACCCGCTCGGGTGTCAGCCCCACTGTCTTGAGGGCCGCCTTCTGGCGTTCAGCGACCGCCTTCTTCACCGAAGGTTTCCGAAGCAGTTCGCGGCTGTACGCTGGGTGGTACCCGGCCCGCTTCGCCGCACCCTCGGCGTTCAGGTCGATCAGGTACTCCTCGACGAACCGAAGCTGCTTGGGGGTTGCCTTACGTTTGGCCATCCACCACTGCCTTGTCCGTGTTGTAGTCGCGCCCTGTGGCCTCCCATTCGACGACTACAGAAACGCGCTCACTTGGTTGCACGCTCCCCGGCAATTCGAGTACGAGAACTATCTGGCGCTTCCCTTGGCCTGACGTACTCGCGCGGCCCGAGGTTGTTGTTCTTCCGCCTGGGCGCCGCTTCACCCTTGCGCCTCTTGGGGTCCCTCAATCCGGCCGTGGCCCACAGTGGGTAGGCCTACGCTCTGAGCCAACGACCTGTTGATCACATCGGCGATCATGATGACGTAGTCTTTCCCGCCCATAGCGTCGACCACCTCCGTCCGCATTCGGGCAAGCTCTTGCGTCGGGAAGTCAGGGTCTGGAACATTCGCGTCGACTATCCATAGGACCCATTCGGAGCCATCGTCCGCGGTGATCGTCCGTATCTTAACTCGCCAGGGTGCATCTACCATCTTCATCGGTTCACCTCGTACCTGAACCTCGCCGCCTTCGATGAGTGTGGGTGTTGGGCTGTCTTGCGCAGCTCCCGCTCTTTCTTGGCGCACTTCGCCAATGTCTCGGCCGTGATCGACGGTTGCTCCCTGGAGCGCCGCCGCATGTTCCAGGTGGCTGGGAACACACGGCGGCTCATGGTTCGTAGGCGACTGCTCACGTACACACCGACCCGGGACATGGCGGAGCTTCGCACATCGGCGGGTCGACAGGGCCGACGAAGTCGGGATCGTACGGAGTGCAAGGCTCCCCCTCTGCGGGAGGCTCAGCATCCCCTATCGGTTTGGTCCCGCCATCCTCATCCTCTTCCGGCTCGCAGGGTTGAACGCCGAACGCCTTGCGGTTCTCTCCCGGTCGTGGCCGATTGCACCGGATAGAGCAGGCCCACTCA